ACGGGGGGAAGGGGGAACCATCGGGGTAGTTCGGGTTGAAGGCTTGGTCGCTAAGGACCGTCGGGCGGTGTGGGGCGGATTCTGGTCCGGACGTCTTGGGTGGTTGGGGCCAGAAGTACCCTCAGACGCCTCAGAATCGATTCTGACGGCCTCTCAGGCCCCTACCTAGACTCTTATACCCCCAAACCCCCCGAGGCTCTCAGAATCGATTCTAAGACGCCTTAGGTAAATGAACAGTCCGAATTGTTCATTTGTTGGCGCCGTACCCCGCCTAGGGCAAGATTGCAGCCGTGGAAGACATCTACGAGGAAGCAGTCAGAGGACTCGAGGTACCAGAGCCCGTCGAGCGCCGCGTACGAGGGCTGATCCAGGACGCGTGGAGCCTCCAGATCACCTACCGACCCCATGAGGTTGTCATTGAGTCGGTACCCAGCGAGGTTTACAGGTCCTCGGTAGCTATCGGCCGGTTTCACAGCCTGCTGGAGGCCCAAAACTTCGTGTGGGCGTGGCTCACAGGACCTTACGGGGTGGTAAGCGACGTCCGGATCGTAAAAACCGGGTCTAATACCTTCGGGATTGACCTGAATGTCCTCGTTGAGGGCATCAGGGACTACTTGATCAACCGCTCACCGCAAAGAATTGGACTGAAAGGAGCAAGATGAGTGAACTAGAGGCCCTTGCCAAGTCTGCCGGGGTGCCTGATATTCTCGGGTACTTGACATCATGTAGCCAGGGGACACTAAACCACATCGAAAGGAGCCTACGAGGCATTATCGCCGCTGCAGCCCACCCATCAGCAGCGTATCGATCCCGAGTTAATTCATACCTTCTGAACGATATCTGGGAGAGCCTCTGGGAGTATGACTCCTGTGACTACCTTAAAGGCCTCATCCTGGATCGGATTGCGTTTTCCTCGTACAGGTATAAGCAAGACGATAGAGACACTAGGGTAGAGCTTCGGACTCTCGCCAACTTGTGGGACAAGTCCGAATCTGGAGAAGATGTGGGCGAGGAGTGCGAAGCGCTGGAGGATTGGGATTACCTCTACCTGAAAGAGCACTACCTCCTTATCGATCCGTCCATTAAAGCACTTGAGGAGACTGCTGGGCGAGCTCTCTACTACATGAGGACTGGCAATATGCGCGGGACTGTGCCGGTACAGGAAGCTATCGACTACTTCGGGTGGTAAAAGCTGTGACTGTTGCTGACCTTATCGAAATTCTAGAGGGTATCAACCCTAACTCGCCTGTACTTATAGACTACAACGGCCTCATATGCGACGCCGAAAGTGTTGAAGTACGTAATGGTATAACTACTCTCCAAGGAAGATGACAATGAAATCTAAAGTAACATACCCCGATGACTACATTCGCGGTAAGCGGAGCATCATTGCCGCAGCTGAGCTAACGTATGTCTATAAGGACGATGGGGAGTTTGTTGTGGAGGCGGGTGAGGACACCTATGTGCTGCCGTACCTTGATGACGCCCTTAATTTGGCAGCTAACCACATCCTCGGGGATTGTACGTTGGACAGCGTCGAGTTCATCACGTGTGAGGACGGCGTGTGGAGACCAGATATCAGGGTCCTGCATAAGGAGCTGGAGGAGGTAGGTAGGCGCCATAGGAAATGAACACTCCAAACTGATCACTTATTCCATACCCGGTGCTGTTGCGGTAGAGTATTACTCATGAGTTACTTCGAAGCCGCAACAGCCGGGTATGACTTGACACCCTACTTGAAGCGTAGGATCTCTAGGTTTTTCCGTGACGCGGAGTCCGCACTTATCGTCCGTAGCGACATGGGCTACCTGATCACCGTCGGTGATCAGGTGTACCCCCTAGAGTATTCCATGTACGACGCTATCGAGTCCCTGCAGAGCCTCCTCGTGAGCCAAAGGGTCGAGGACTGCCTCCCGTTTGCAGTAGTAATCAAGTATGAGTCTGAGACCTCATGGGTGGTCGATATGGACGCTGCTGTTCGTGACACCCAGTACGCACTTTCAGAGACACTGAAGAACTAACATAAGGAACTAATAATGACACTCACCGTAACAACCCTAATTGTCGTGGCAACGTTGGGCTTGGCAGCGCTCTTGTCTAGCCCAATTGCAGAAAAGCATCCTGCATTTGAGACTGCGATGTTCGTCATGATCTACGCGTTTCTCGTGTCGCTGGTGATCTGGGCCGTCCTGTCGGTCCTCGGGATGTTTTTGGGGGTGCTGTGAAGCCCGCTGAGGCCGCAAAGAGGCTCAATGTTGGTGTTGGCCGTATCCGGACGTACTGCCGTATCGCCGGGGTAGAGAAGCGGGGGTGCACATACGACATCCCTGAGGAGACTCTTGAACGGTGGCGCATGCACCCTCCGGGGACAGCCTTGGACTACAGCAGCACTGTGGCCGGTCGGTCCTTGAAGGGGCAGCCAATCGCCGGCGAGAACTACAAGCCAGAGAATGATGATGTGCGCCTAGCACGGGCGTACCGACAACTCAAACTCGACCTGAGGATCGCTTTGGCAGAGCTGTCTAGGACTCATCAAGCGCTAGCTGAGATCCGTAAGATCTCCGGAAAAACGCTCTCAAGGTACACTGATGGACTAGACCTCGAGGCTGGTGAGTGCGTCACTATGTGTAACGCCGTGCTGGAGGTCTTGGCAGAGATTGAAGACCTGGCATGAGTGTCTATAAGGCAAAAACGCGTCCGTATGACCACCAACGTAAAGCGCTTAAGAAGCTACTTAACAACGGCTATGGAGGGGCACTCCTTATGGAGCCCCGAACCGGTAAAACCAAGACCGTAATCGATTGGGCCGGCATAATCCGATCACTACCAGATAGAGACCTAGACGTAGTGGTAGTGTTTGCCCCATCGCCTATCTTGGGCGTGTGGGAGCAGGAGCTGGGAGTCCACTGCTCCGTACCGTACGACGTGCTGGTGTGGGACTCCAAGAAGAGGGCTAAAAAGGTGGCACCAACACCTGGAGACAAGCTTCTTTGGGTCGTTGTGAACTACGAGGCCTTATCTGCTGGTGGCCGCGTTACTAAGTCTGGTAATGAGTCGGTTAAAGCTGGCCGCGGGTGGGTTAAGAATACGCTCAAAAAGCTTTGCAGTAAGTACTCAGTGGCCATTGTGCTAGACGAGAGCCACCGTATTAAGTCTTGCTCTAGCAAGGCGGCGGAAGCCCTTTTCACTATAGGGTCTAAGGCTTCTTATAGGGTGATAATGTCAGGGACACCTATTACAAAACATAATAGGCCTGATGATATTTACTCGCAGTGGAAGTTCCTCAACCCCGGTAGGTTTATTGATGTACCGACTAAAATAGACTTTATGCGCCGATACGCCAATGAGGTATTAGGCGGATACGGGTATGCCCGGTTTGAGGGTGTGCGGAACGAGGACGAGATGCGCTCCCGGATGATGCAGGACTCGTTCACGGTCACACGGGACGAGTGCTTCGACCTCCCAGATAGGACTATCGAGTCCATTCCCGTGGCTTTGTCGGGTAAGTCGATGGAGGCTTACAACAGTATCGATGAGTCTGGTGTGTGGGGCGAATTAACTGCCACACACGTGCTAGCCAGGCTCACCGAGCTGACTAAGATCACGGGCGGGCACATAGGCGAGAACTGGGAGAGCATCGGTCACGAGAAGATAGACGCTCTGTCGCTGATACTGAGGGATCACATTGACGATGGGACACCCCTTGTCGTGGCGGCTAGATACAGAGCTGAGATCTCTCGGATACAGGTGTTGTGCAAGTCTCTTGGGGTGCCACACATGACTATCCAAGGTGGCTCGGACACAAGCTCAGAGCTGGAGCGGTGGCGATCTCTGGAGGGGTGCCGTGTGATGATCCTGCAGCCGCAGTCTGGGTCTCTCGGGATCGACTTGCGCGAGGCAGACCAATTGGTGTGGTACTCACTGGTGTATCAGTGGACGGACTACTCCCAGACATGTGATCGTATCGCACTCTGCGATCGGCCCACCACCATTACCCACCTGCTGGCCCAAGGCACTGTGGACTGGGATATTGCGAGGATACTTCAGGAGGATGGAGACGTAGTGGAAACCATTATGAGGGGTAAGAATGACTGAAAGGCAGTACCTCAACGCACTGAACTACGTGCGCGAGGTAGGTGATGACGTGACCGACCGAACCGGTGTCGGTGCTCGGTGGGCCCACGGCGTGTCGATGAAGTTCTGGTTGCACGACGGCACGGTGCCTCTGCTCCAGACGAAGAAGATCGATTGGCACGTGCCCTTGGATGAGCTCTTGTGGTTTATCCGAGGAGGGCGCAATGCTAGAGAGCTCAAGTCCAAGATCTGGGACGCGTGGTCCGGTCCGGACGGTGACCTAGGACCAATCTACGGCGTGCAATGGAGGGGTTTCGGGTCGAGCACTACCGACCAGCTCGCCGGGGTGGTAGATGGACTCAAGAAGGACCCGCACTCTCGCAGACACGTGGTGTCAGCATGGACTCCTGACGACATAGATGACATGGCCCTTCCCCCGTGCCACACCATATTCCAGTTCAACGTAAACTCCCAGAACAAGCTCCACACGTCTTTGTACATGCGGAGTGGGGATATGTTCCTCGGAGTACCGTTTAACATCTTTGAGTATGCTGTTCTAACTCACATGGTGTCCAAACTAACCGGATACGAGGCCAGACAGCTTAACGTGTACATCTCTAACGCCCACATCTACCATAACCACATGGAGCAGGTTAAGGAGCAGCTTAAGAGGGATCCTAAACGGCGATTCCCGAAGTTGACTATATCCGGGAGTCAGAAGAGCATCGACGACTTCAGAATAGATGATTTCGAGGTTAGTGGGTATGACCCCATGCCAAGAATAAATGCACCAGTCGCAGTATAAGGAGATTCAATGCGAGAGATTTTTGACCATCAGAAGTACCTCATGGATGGGGTATATAAGATTAGTAATGACCCTAAGAGTAAGGTTGAGTGCTACCGTACAACCACACTCGCAGCTGTGGACGAGCTCATGGAGGCACTTCATCACGTACCGTGGAAGCCGTGGTCCAAGCGTGAAGACTGGGACATCAACGAGCTTCACGAGGAGCTTGTGGACGTGTTCACCTTCTTTGTCCAGCTGTGCCACCTCGCTGGTATGAGTGCTGATAAGCTGGAGCGCGGATACTTTGAGAAGGCTAAGATCAATAAGGAGCGTCAGGACTCCGGAACCTATGGCATCGATGCACCGCACCCGGCAATAACCCAACACCAGCTGGAGGAGCTGTACAACGTGGCTGAGGATGGGGAGTGCACTACAGATAAGGTCGGTTGTCTCATCGTCGCGCCGGACGGAACTGAACTCTGGGGTTACAACAGGGCTGTGGACGGTAAACCGTGCACCCACAAAGCGTCTGAGGGTTGCCCCGGAAGGACTATCCACGCTGAGGTGTCGGCTCTTATTGAGGCCGCTCGCGCGGGGGTGGCTTTGGATGGTGGGGCTGCGTACATCACTTCAGAGCCCTGCGAGCGGTGTCTGGAGACTCTCCGCGCTGCTGGTATCGAAGAAGTGTGGGAGGTGTAAGTGATGATCGTAGTTGAGGGTCCTGACGGGGCAGGCAAGTCGACACTGATCTCTAAACTGCGGGAAAAGCACCCGGAAATGATGCTTGCCCCTAGGGCGTGTACATCACTGGCTGGGCCCCTGTCAGGTCAGGATCTAGTCCAATGGCTGAGAGATTACGGGGTAATGCCTGGATACATATACGACAGGCACCCGTGCATATCAGGTCCGGTCTACGACGCAGTGTATGCGGACCCGGTAGAGGGTTGGGTCGGTGCCTGGGTGCAGTGTCACCTGCACGAACTTATAGAGAACGCCAAGGTCATCTACTGCCGACCACCTCGCCGGGAGATCATCAAATCGATCAATGAGTCTGCTCAGATGGACGGCGTGGACCGTAAAATACACCAGATTATTGACACGTACGATGCGATCATGGGTAGCATGATTCCTCATGAGAGATACGATTGGACTAAAGATGGGCTGCCGAGTTGGTGAAGGCGCCTATGGTGTGGCAGGAAGCCTGTATGAGGACCCGGCATACCTAACAGGCACAGTACTGGTGACCGATGTCGCCAGAGACCCGGCATGGGTGCAGCAAGTGTGGGAGCTCCCAGAGGAGCCGGTTATCGTACCGGCCCTCTGCCTCCCAACATGGAAGCACCCGTCGCTGGAGGATGCCGCCAAGTGCGGGGAGCATAGACTCCGACACCTAGTTGCCAACAAGAAAGCGGTGGCCGCTGGACCAATAGCTACGGCGGCTCTGCTCGGAACAGGCCGTCACGCCGTTGGTAAGTGGCACGGCAATGTCATGCCAGTGCCTGCGATCTCTACAACGTCTCGACGTGAGCGTCTTACAGGGGCGTATATGGCTAGGTCTGGGCTACACCAGGGTGCCATAGACCCTAAGTACCGCGGTGAAGTAGCTGCGCGGGAGGTACTAACTCATATGCGCAGCGCTGATGGGGCCGCGTGGGATCTTGAGACAGATGGGCTAGACCCACGCGGCAGTGGGGACATACTGTGCATGTCCATAACCACGTGGGATAACTCCGGCATCACAGGTACCTTCACCGTCACGGGCACCGACATATGCCTGCTTGCGAATTACCAATACTGGCCAGCAGATACGGTGGCCCACAACGGTAAGTACGACCAGCTGTGGTGCCTCGAGAAGTATGGCGCATCCCCACCAGTAACGTGGGACACCATGCTGGCCGAGCACCTGATCGACTCAGAAGGCCCGAAAGTACTTAAGGTTCTTGGTGCAAAGTATCTGGGAGTCCCGGACTGGTCCGTGGATGTCAGTAAAGCTTCTGCGCTACCTAAGGAGGCCCTATACCAGTACGCCGCCATGGACACGGCTGTGACGGCTGAGATTAGTCGTCGCCAGGTATGTGACGAGCGTCTGCTAAGGGACCTCCTCATTCCCGCCAGCAAAGCGCTCACTTTCGCTGAGCGAAGTGGGGTGGGGTTGGACAGGAGGGGGGCCGAGTCCCTTAGAGTAGAACTCGTGAAAAGAGCTGATGAGATCACTAAGGAGGTCTCGGTCTACGGGCCGTGCAAGACCCCCAGAGAGATCTCTACCCTGCTCTACGAGACTCTAGGCCTTCCCGTACTGGAACGAACCGATACTGGGCGTCCTAGAGTTACTAGCTCGATACTGAAGCGCCTCGATCACCCGGTCGCCGGTCTACTGGCTGAGAGGCAAAAGCTCCAGAAAGGGGTCAGCGCATTCCTCAATCCGTGGCTCAAGTCTACTGAGGGCCTAGAGGATCCGCGCCTATACAGCACTTTCCGGCTGGCTGGTACGTCAACCGGTCGCCTTTCTAGCGGGGGTGCCGATGGATCATCCGGGATTAACCTCCAGCAGATCCCTAGGGATAAGGCATTCAAGCGGTTGATTAAGGCTCGTGACGGATACACTCTAGCCGAGCTTGATTACTCCCAGATAGAGCTTAGAGTGGCCGCGCACTTGTCTAATGACGAGACTATGCTTGATATATACCGTAGGGGTGGGGACATACACGCAGCCACAGCTAGGGCCGTAACTGGTAAGCAGTTTTTGTGCGCGTCCGATAGGACAAAAGCCAAGGCTGTCAATTTCGGGTTCTTGTATGGAATGAGCGCATCGTCGTTTAAAGACTACGCTAGGGATAGCTATGGCGTGACCCTGACCAGCGAAGAGGCCGCCGAGTATCGTACAAGGTTCTTTGAGAAATACGCTGCTCTGCCTGAGTGGCATCGAAAGACCAAGGAGCTGGCTGTCAAGAACGGGTATGTCGAGACTCTTTTCGGTCGTCGGCGTTACCTCGACGGTCTGAGATACGGGGGCGGTTCTGAACGGGGAGCGGCTCTCAGGCAGGCTGTGAACACATCAGTCCAGAGTGTGGCATCAGATATGATGATCCTCGCGCTGGGACTTATCCATAGGCTTATCGTGTGCGGTCCATATGACGCAAAGATTATAGCCACAGTCCACGACAGTGTGCTGTTGGAGATCGAGGAGCGGAGCGCAGAGGCTATAGCGCGGAAAGCCAAGTACATTATGGAGCATCTACCGTTAAGTCATTTTAGTGTCAAACTGAACGTACCAATCGAAGCTGGCCTCTCTATGGGGCACCGATGGGGGGAGATGGAAGAGCTATGAAAATATACTCTGATGGGGGCCTGCCGGTTGACGAGACCGGCACGCCGGTTATAAGCCAGTCACTCATCAATGCGTGGTGCCAAAACCCAATCAATGTGTATTACCGGTACATTAGGGGTCTGTCGCCTAAGGAGGCTCCTGAGCACATAATCAGGGGCCTGTGGATCCATGAGTGCCTTGAGTCTATGTACAAGGGCGAACCGTGGCAGTCTGTGCATAATAAATGGATCAAAGGTTCGGTAAGCGCGGAGGTCTCTCAGGAGATCTTCAGGACTGTTCGCGGATACCAGTACTACTATGACTCGGAGGACTGGGAGGTTCTGGCCACAGAGCTCCCCCTCGAGGCTCGGCTACCAAACGGGTTCAAATTTGTTGGTAAGCTCGATGCGCTCGTGAAAAATCCGGATGGTAAGTGCCTCATCGTAGATCACAAGACTACTAAAAGGATTAAGCCGCTCGAGAAGCAGCTGGTCCAGATCCAAGCACCGATGTACATGTGGCTCTGCGAGCAGAACGGCATTCATGTTGACGGCTTCGTATGGGACTACCTGATTACCCCGGGGCCTCGACCACCTAGGCTTTTGGCTGGTGGAGCAAGGCTAGCTGCAAAACAACCAAACACCGATTACCCTACAGCATTCGAAGAGCTCACCAGAGCAGAATATGTCTTTGGGGGGGACTTCATGCCAAATCCGAGGCACAGGGCGGAAGTGGATCGCTTGCTTGAGTTCCACAAGGAAGTAAGGCAGGGTGGAAAGCACGCCGGTGCAAGCAACATCTATCACAGACGTTTTGTCCCCGTATCTGACTATTGGGTAGCCGCGACAGTAAGGCGGGTCAATAAAACTGCCAAAGATATGTGGGAATACGACTGGAATGACGAGGGAACGATCCAGATGTCCCCCGATGCTTATTTCGCCACAGGAGGAGATTATATTGATTTGATTACTGCGTACCTTATGACCGGGAGTTCAGAGATGGTGGAGCTCCAGAGGTACACTAAGTCCGACCCCATGGAAAGGTATAAGAGTTGAGCAGGATTATTAAAGCTGGTACGGCCGCTCCAAGGCCTCCAAGATACCTGGTGTACGGTCGTAGCAAACAAGGCAAAACAACATTCGCCTGTACTGCGCCAAATGTCTTGGTGCTAGACCCAGAATCCGGAACCCGCGAGGGCGTTTCCGATGTGGATGTATACCCCATCGACCGCTGGCAGGATTGTGATGAGGCCCTTAAGTTTTTGAGGGGCTCGAACCACGGGTACGACTGGATTGCGGTCGATGGGCTGACCAGGATCAACCAGATGTCCCTTAAGCACGTAATGCGCCTCGGGGAAGAGGCTGACCTTTCTAGGGTGCCGGGGATGGTGCAGCTTAAAGACTACGGGCGGTCAGGCGAGCTCATGAAAGGGCTTCTACTGTCGCTCCACACCCTCCCTGGAGTTGGTATCGTGTATACCGCTCAGGACCGTATGGAGGCGCCCGACTTAAGCAATGACGACCTGCTGGACGAGGACTCCCAGATTCCAGGGGCGAGGTATGTCCCTGACTTGCCAAAATCAGTGCGCGGTGCAGCTACGGCCATGGTGGACTGCATTGGTAGGGTGTACAGCGTTTCTGTGACCGGAACTCACCCGAAGACAGGAAGGGAGGTAACTCAGCGTCAGCATAGGCTGTGGATCGGGCAGACCGAGCAGTACGACACCGGGTACAGGTCTCCCCACAAAGGGATCCCTGACTACTTTCGTAAGCCAACAGTACCGAGGCTCCAAGAGCTTCTCGAGACAGGTAAAATCAACTAACTAAGGAGCTAAAATGTCCAAGATTACTCTCGACTTCAGCAATGTCCGTGAGGGTTCTACCTTCTCCCCCCGACGACTTCCCGAAGGCTCATACTTGGCGACCATCGCAAAGGTCGAGTCCAAGGACTCCAAGGCGGGTAACCCGATGCTCGTCTACACTATCATCCCGGTGGAGCACCCCACTGCAGTCTACCCTTACTACATCCTGTTGGATGAGAAGCAGCTGTGGAAGTTCCGTGCGCTGCTTTTGGCAGCTGGTAAGGAGGTTCCGAAGCGCAAGGTTACTGTCGATCCAGAGTCGATCGTTGGGAGGCAGATCATGATTGATCTGGAAGACAGCGAGTGGGAAGGCCGAGAGAAGAGCAATATTGCTGGGGTCTTCAAGCCTGAGCAGCAGCCAGAGCCGGCTAGTGATGGAGAGATCGAGTTTGACTTGGATGAGATCTGATACGTAATAACTATACTGGGAGGGGCTTAGGCCCCTCCCTTAGCCCTAGGAGACAAGATGCAGCCGGAGTACCGAATCGTCCAAAACATCAAGAAACTCATCAGGTCACGTGGAGGTTGGGTGGTCAAGATCCACGGGGGTCCATACCAAGACGCCGGCACCCCAGACCTTCTAGCTTGCTACAAGGGTATGTTTATTGCCATAGAGGTTAAAACGTCCCGTGGAGTTGTCAGGCCAGAGCAGAAGGCAGCCCAACGGGCCATCGCCGAGAGTGGAGGTTACGCGCTCATCACCCACCTGATTGGAGACGTCGCGGATGTCCTCGACACCATCGACCAACTTTGACATACTCTCCCGTATCTGGGGAGATACCGAAGGCTACGTGTGGCTACCGTGGATAGAGGCCGGGTCGTGGTCTAAGACTGGTGGTCCCAAGTACCATGAGGGCAGGGCATGGCGCTGGCCCGAGCAGTCTGCTGAAATTAAGATGGTCATGGATCTGCACGAGAATGATGACCAGTATTTTACACCAGGTGTATTTTCAGCGCCACGTAGGGTAACACAACACGCCATCCCAGTACCCTGGCTATGGGCAGACCTAGACCCAGTTGACCCACGTAATACTTCCGGGCTCACGCCAACTATTGCATGGGAGACGTCACCCGGCAGATACCAGTGCGTGTGGGAGATGCCCTACCCAAGAGAAGGTGCTACTGCGCACGGCGGGCCTAACCACAAGCTAACTAGTCACTTGGGGGCAGACCCTTCTGGTTGGGACGCCACGCAGCTACTCCGTATCCCGGGTGCGGCGCACACTAAGCACGGGCCACAGCGCGGTAACCTGCTTTGGTCCGACGGGCCTAAGCTTAAATGGAGGCAGGTAACTGAGCTTCCCGATGTACCTAGCCGGGACGACGACGCTGCTATGAAGGCGCTATCTGAGGACGCTATCCGAGGAGTGGACCGAGCAGCTGTATGGGCTAGGGTTAGGCCCCTCGTTTCGTCGAATACCCGTGAGCTGGTGGCCTTGCGAGATGCCAGCGGCCTTGACCGGTCTGAGGCCTTGTGGTCTGTGGAGCGTGACCTAGCTGACGCCGGCTGCTCCGCGTTGGAAATTGTGGCCCTGGTGATGGGCACCGCGCTGGATAAGTATGCTGGCCGAGGTGATCACCTGCGTCGACTCTCTATAGAGGCTTCCCGCGCAGTGTCGGAACGGCCGGCAGATTCTCTTGAGGGTGGAGCGCTCCCTGAGGGATCGCCCGTGTGGGCGTCGGACCTAGCTAGCATTCATGTACCTAGACCGCGTTGGCTAATAGATGGTATATGGACCCGAGGAGGGTGCGGGTTTGTCTCAGGTGCTCCAAAGTCCTATAAGTCGTGGTTGTCACTAGATATGGCCGTATCCATCGCCACAGGCAAACCGCTGCTAGGTACACACCGGGTGGCATCCGCAGGCCCAGTATTGTATCTGCAAGAGGAAGACTCTCTCGCCACGGTGGTGGACCGGCTTGAAGCAATCGTCGATGGTCGCGCTCCTGAAGCCCACTGGGGCGGTGTGCTGTCTGCAAGCAGCGGCGCCGTCACGTGGGGTCCACCATCGGGTCTGCCCATCGATATACAGGCTCACACCGGGGTAGTGCTGTCTGACCCTCGCTGGATGGCATGGCTGTCTGAGCGTGTACGGACCTACGAGTATCGGGCCGTAGTGATTGATACCCTCACTACTACTGTAGGCGACGTGGACCTCGATAAAGCCGTGGACCTCCAGACACGAGTTCTAAGGCCCCTTCGTGAGATGGCTCAAACATATGACTGCGCTGTTATCATCGTGCACCATAGCAGAAAGAACACGCAGGGCGGGAGGCGTGGCTCCAACATGCTCGGGAGTGTAGCTCTCCACGGCTGGGTGGACTGCGCTCTATACTTGGACCGGGACGAGGAGTCAGGTGTAATCTCCGTGTCGCCTGAGGGTAAGAATGATCCTGCTGAAGGTTGGTCTATGGCAGTCCCGCGTATCCACCGTAACTGGGTAACCGGCGACCGAGCAGTGTGGGCGCCAGAGATATCGGGCGACACATCGGAGGCACCTCCTATGCGAGTGGCCGGCAGCAAGATCGCTGAGATAATTCGTAGCATGGGTGGCACCGCTAATGCTGAAGCCTTGAGGAGTGTTGTTGGTCGCGGGTTTTCGCGGCAGATCACAGCAGCGCTGTCTAATGGACTCGTTCAGGAGGTCGCCCGGGGAGTGTTTGCCGTAGTCAAGTCGAAATGAGCAGTTAAAACTGCTCGTTTATTTACGACTCGGCTTGACACAGGGTAATGTTTAAACCGTGGAAAACATCAAGTACCTAGAAGACCTGATTCTCGACCACGGGAAAGCTTTTTACGGCTCTGAGGGTCCGGAGGACGCCGCTAAGAAATGGGTTGAAGCCTTGCCCAACGCGAGTCTGCCTGACTTCCACGAGTGGTTTTACCGGGGATTCTACGTTCCTGAGGTAGCTAAAGCCCTCTCAGACGCGGGGGTTTACCCTTGGGAAGTGCCAGCCAATACGGCCTATGACCTGTGCTGCGGTGATCTCTCAGTCAACCTTTTTCTGCAGACAAGGTAGAAGGTCTCGAGCGCTAGATTCATAATAACTGTGGCGTCTAAGCATTAATCAATCTTTGCATACAAGAGGAGCTAAAATGGATAGCGAAAACGGGTACATCAAGTCAACCACCGTTTGGTTTAATGATCTCGAGGATCTCGTCTCCCCGCTGGCGGTCCACGCGGTCACTGCATGGGATCGTCTTGAACTGCCGCACGAGGAGCACGAGTGTGAGGTCACCATTCGCGCATGGATGACTCAGCGCCGTCAGGTGTACTACACCTTGACGCTGGACTACGACTGCGATACCGAGGTCTTCGTGGCAGAGGGGTACAGCATCCCTGTTCGGTCTGACGATGGTACCGACTGGTCTGAGTGCGCCGAGAGTGGCGTGTGGACCAGTGTCGCGTCCATGATCGGCGAGGACTCCGCAGACATCCTTACTGGATCGGACCTCGTTCGTTGGATGAGGGCTACGTCTCGATGACATCGATCGGGAAGTGCGCATACGAGTTTCTCGAGGCGTTTAGGCTACGTGATATTGAGTCTGGCGAACTAAAGTATGCTGAGAGCGCCGTAAACAGGATGAGGTCTAGTGGTATCGATGATCCCGATGTCACTCATTACGCAAAAATTAGGGTGAGTGCTGGGTTCTCACATTATGTGCTGCTGACAATAACCGTTCTCCCATATGGGGAACCGCTCTATGTAGACACGGCCTGCCTAGAGGGTGAATCGTGGCTAGGATTGGCGCCAGTGATACTGGCCTACATATCAGGTGCTCTAGGTGAGACTGTTGGTGACCGAGTGCTCCAGCGCCACGCTGGGCGGTTGGTCGAGTGGCTAGAGTCAGTAAAAGCTGTCTCGGAAATTTCCGACTAATACTTGGCTCACGATACCCCCTCTAAGTGAGTCGAGAAGATCCCCGGCCGTTTGGCCGGGGATCTTTTATCACCACCCGAGGAATACTGGGATGTTGATAATCAATCTACCATGCTCCTTATCCAGGTTGGACCCGTAGACATCGATAACATCACCGGATTTGGTAGCGTTGACCCACACCGATCCCCCTGTGATGGACAGTGTTTCAGCTAAGGTCTTGACGCTGATACCCTCTCCAGAGAAAGATGCGAGCTTCTGGGGCCACGATGTGCCGACAGCTTCGTCTATCCTGATATCTAGGTGGATGTTTCCCGCACCGTGGACACACGTCAAAGTTACGCGACCGTCTGGGTTCTTGTCTCCAGCCCCCGATTTAACACCGTCCCCGAAAGACCCGACGATGGTCTTGGTTGGCCCCGGATCCTTAGGCACCGTGACAGTTATCTTCATTTTACCTGAGACGATACTGGACCGGACCGAGTACGAGTCTCCGTACTCGAGAGCTACCGGCCACATAGGGGTCCACGGGACCTTGATATCAAGCTCAGTCCCACCTCCCGCCTGTCTGGCCGTAACACCACCTACGTTGTCGTACCACACAGTGCCGCCCGTGATACTGGATGACCCTCCGCCAGCTCCTGGAGGTCCAGGAGGACCTGCCGGTCCGGTGTCACCCCTAGGTCCCGGGTCCCCTTTCGGGCCTTTCTCCCCGGCAGGGCCACGCTCTCCAGGAGGCCCCTTAGGGCCAGTATCACCAACTGGACCTCGAGGTCCCTCAGGTCCTGGTTTACCATCGGCGCCGTCCGCGCCCTTTGGCCCCTCTGGTCCAGGAGGTCCATCCAAACCTTTAGGCCCGGGGTCGCCCTTCTGGCCAGCCGAGGCAGGGATATCGTACGTGTCTGTGGATTCCTGCCCGACCACAATGAGCTTAGTACCATCGATACGGACGCTTCTCACTCCGGGAACATACGTGCCGTTGGTGGGTGGAGGCTGGAGCCCTTCTTGAGACGCCATACCACCGATGTCATACGTATGATCGGCCTCCACACGCAGCGGGGTGTACGTACGAGCCGCCGTACCGGACGACAGCTGCAGAGTCCACGTCACACCAGCCACAAGATGGACTTCGCCGACCTCACCTGTGGGGTAGACACGGCGGGTCACCGGTGATACTCCCACAGAGATGCCGCCCAAGGTAACCACGCGCTCGTGCGGCGTGGCAGTCAGCCACCACACCGTCCCATCATCCTCGATCTGCGCCACGCGGCCCGTTATTCTGCCTGTCGCCATATAACCTCCAAACAAATAGCCCCCGGTCGCTCGGCCGGGGGCTGCGGACACCACCTACTAGCACATTATAGCATGAGCAGCTCAAACTGTTCATTTACTTAAACGGCTCCCTGGACGTGTTATAGTAGTACCTATGAAGACAACCTACTTGAAGTACATCCTTCCGGCTATCAGCATCGTAGTTGGCATGACCTTGTGTGTCGCCTACTCTCTCGGCCAGGAAGACCCGGTCATGCTGTGGGGAGGTCTCCTGCTGATCACGGCGGTATCTATGGCGCTGTACGCCCTGTTCAACGATTTCGAATGAATATGAGAACACCCCCACCAAGCGGTGGGGGTGTTCTCTGTAGATTACTTGCCGGAAACCCGATCAGCGTCGGCAATTGACGTCAGGATCGACGCCAGACCGGCGGCGGCTGCCACAGACAAGGTCTGAACCCAGTCCACGGACAGGATGCCAACTGCACCGACACCCAAGACAGCGACGACGCTCTGCGCCACAGTCTTCAGAGCGCGCTCGGCAGCACCGACCCAAAATTCGCGAGTAAACATACTCACCTTACCCTTCTCTTTGACTTCCCCGTGACGGGGCTCTTCTTCAATGCCCGGAGCGGACACCGGTCGGAACAGGATCCCCTGTTCCCACCAAAAGTTCTCATGCCAGTCATCCATGATGGCTGGGTTGACACCGGCCTGCACCACTAGATGGACTGGCACGTCATACGGCACGTGCGGGGACTCGAACTCCCGCACCACCTTGCCGTCCACAGACCACACAACACGATGCTCGTCGACCTCAAGCTTGTAGCGGTGCCACTCAGACACATCCACATCCACCATAAGCGGAGCATGGTCAGGAGCACCAGTGTCCGGGTTAGGCCAGTGCAGGTTAGTCATCGTACGACCGCTACCGACACGACCCTCGAGGACGTTAATCTCTCCCTTGGGCCAGATCTTATCGTTCTGTGGCCACAGCATGGCGACAATCTCGACACGGTCGGTGGCAGGAGCCTTCAAGTCAAACTCCCACACCCCCCTGGCGGGGGCGTTATAGGTGCCTGACCATGACGGGCAGAGAAGACTATCCTCCACAGAGCGCTGGTGGTCCACCATGGCTTCCCGGAAAAGCTGGTATGACGCCCGGTCAAACTTGAAGCCTAGCCGGAACGTCCTGCCGTCCTGCTGGAGAGTAGTCATCTCCTGGCTGAAGCGGCCCAGAGTCCCATGAGCGGGACGCTGAGCAGACCAACCACCATAAGTAGTGTGGCCAAGTAGCTTAGTGTTCACCCTCTAGCCTCCTAATCCTCTCCGAGAAGTCATCAAGCCTATTAGACGCCCTAGACATCTCAGAGGTGATACGCTCGTTCAGCAAGATCGTGTGGCGGTTAAACCTGCCGATCTCAGCATCCTGTCGCTTCTGAGCCTCATTGATTATAAGGATCATCTCTGCATTCTGCTTGCTGATATTAAGAACCCGCTTGATGTCGTCCCTCAGGGACGACCCGCCGTTGGTGTACTGCTGGGATAGAACCTCAGCGGTGTCACGCGCGGTCTTATCAGCCTGTTGCCGAAGGTCTCGTATCTCGGCAAGCACTTTCATACCACCGAAAAGCGCTGTCAGGAGTGCCGCCAGCCCAGCCAATAGTCCCCCTAGCAGCTCCCATGGGGGAGCTGGAATCGTGATCACTGCCCAATCTTCTCCAAAATCGCCTCAACGCCTGTCGAGAGCTTGTCGATCTTGACTTCAAGCTCCCTGACTTTAGTTTTAGTGTCAGCGATCTCCTGGTTTACCGGGATGGTACCCTCAGCGCCCCCACGACGGACGTCAGCGAGATCCTGAGACAGCTCCCGGACCCTCTTTGCCAGGTCTGACACAACCTCGCTAAAGCTGCCCGCGCCCGGGATATACGTCGCCCACACTGAGCGGTCGACAATAGACGCAATCCTGTTGGCTGTTTCTTCATTCATTTCCAAATCCTCCTGACCATATGTATTAAAATTGAGCGCCGGAACTGACCCACGGCTATCCTCGAAGAACACGTGTATGTGGTCCTCATGCCTGTCGCTAACACCAGACCTACTACCGCTCAGCTGAGCCCATGTGCCATAACGGGTTTTCCAGATACGGTTCTGCCAGATTATATGGCGGATATGCATCTGCCCAGCATTGGCCATCAGCCACGAAAGAACTGCCTCGCCGGCCTCACGGTACACCCCAGCAGATCTAACGCCAACCTCAGGAGCGCATATAATGTCAAGCGCCCTTCCAGTGCCATGCTCATCAGGCCACTGACCCGACTCAGGGTACTCACCTCGCATACTATGCTCATCCCAGCCGCGACCAATCCAGATCATTGGGAACGTTTTACGCGTACCCCAATAGACAGAGGATGCCAAAGCCTTGACAATAGCCCTCGAATTGCTATTTACGTACCTGTCCCAGTCTGACGGAGCTCCCATATAGTCACCTCCTAATCCACTCTACCTGCTCGTGGCATACACTGCACCACGTAGCAGTACCATCGAAATACATATGCGCCCCAACATGGCGACATTTAGGGCAATTAGATATGGTAATACAGCTACCCATCATCGCATCCAAAGAACAACAGCAGAGACCGCAGCAGAACCACCAGTGAGAGTACCGCCAGAGGCCAAATAAGCCTGCGTGGACACAGTCAATATCTGGCCAAGCCCGCTAATGTAGAAGGGCCATGTAATTCCAGCCGGAACATCCGCGGAGCCCATCATGGACATCATCTGCGGGCTGTACTGGGACCCGCACTGCATCCTCCCATAGCACCATCCCTGGGCCTGATTAGCGTCATACCTAGGAGCAATAGTCCCACCAGCCAGAACCACGGCTCGCGTGGCCCATGGGGCACATGGGATTCCCACGCTGGCGGCTGCTCCCCATGATGAACCAGGCTGCCACGAGCTATTGTTATTCGAGTATGACTGTGCGCTGAGTTGTTCCCTCAAGGCGTCGGGACCGATAAGGCCTTTACCAATCTCCAGCGTGCCGTCGAAGATCGCCGAGCCGGATACGTGGAGTGTCCCTCGGGTCATCTTGATATCGCCAGAGCCGATTGTGGCCGCAAACTCGGCCATTCTAGACTCAAGCATATCCAGACGGTCTACGACGGCCCTAAGGCCGGCGTCGTCGCTAGGACGGTCAATAGTCCTAGGATCAATAGCCACTAGTAACCCCCTGGAGAATAGGCTTAATCTTTAGAATCTGGCCTGATACTGGGTCTGGGTCTGCTACCCACCCAAGCAACCTAGCGCGCAAGTTCATGTTTACTTCTGGTAGGTCAGGATTCCTCAGCTCTACCTCAATCATATCACCAATTTCGAAATCCCTGGTGGGAACACAGTCGTCTAGAAGAACCTCGATTGCATAAGACGATGTACCGTCCTGTTGATTATATCTAGCTGTATCGACATACCCCTTGATGATATCTGGGTTTTTGGACCCGGTATCGGGGCTCCATCGGCGTTCAATACGGAGGAAATTAGCTGCAAGGTATGTCTCGGCTTGAACCGTATACATATACCGCTCATCGCCCTCACGGTTGGCCGTACCTGTGAAAATGGTGGCGCCTTTACCGTCGGTATAGTCCTCAGTCTTAGTCCATGATCCACGCGTTAGGATACAGGTGACGTCTGATGAGCCGAGACGGTCTGCTACCACAGCGGTGAACTTCAGGTTCCCGCGCTCATCCAAGTGCCACCTAGTAGTGAATTCGCAACCATTTCGCGTGCTCATGAGGTTTTGGAGGCCAACGAGACAGGTCATATCCTGGTCGTTCGTGTATGTGCGGTCTCCGCGTGCGCCAGGGAGCTCCTCTACAGAGCCTGAGAACTCTTGGGCTAGCCTGTCAATACCAATCTTACGGGCAATCTCCGTGTAGTGCATCCCACGATACTCGCCGGCAGAGATGTAGTTCCTAGCCAGCCACCCTTCAGCGGGCTGCAGGCCTAGCTCAATATATGGTCCAGAGCCGTACACACGGCGGTCTACCCAACCGGCCCACACCACATGCTGCGACCCACCTGACTCAGCAACCGCTGCCAGCACGGCCCTGAGTGGCTGCGTGGCCACCTGCCACAGCGGTGGAAGCCTGTCAGTGATGGGCAGCTCTAGCGATGCCTGATCTGCACGTCCCATGATGTGGGAGATACTGCCCTTTACGCGCGCACCCGGGAGTTCAGTAATAGCTCTCCCGGTGCGCTCGAATGAAAACCACCTAATGCCCATATCAGCCGTTGTCCGTGGCGATCCAGTTGACACTCACCTGAGACCCGGTATCCACGAAGACTGAGAACTCAGTGGCTGTGACGTTGTAGACCTTCGGGGCGTTCCAGCCAACCGACCCGGCCGCGGAGTTAATACTCACAACGACCACGGGAGGCGACTGAAAACGTCCTGGCGGAAGTGGGACCACCTTTGTGTAGTTGCCATATCCGCCAGCAAGGACACTCCCAGCAGCAATTTGTGGCACTCGCGGCGTCTCATCTTTGTAAGCCATCTGACGCCAAGTAGACCCCGTCCACACCAAGAAGGAGTTCTGCTTAGTTACATAGATGGGAGTACCAGGGCGCAAAGCATACCCAGACGGTGCGTTAGTTCCGACCACTGGAATAACGCCACCAGCAGCAGACGTGTACTCCCGGACATCCGAGATCACAATGCCGCCGGAAGACCGCACCCGAGCCTCTGCCAGCGGCAGTACCCCAGTAGGAACATTCGGAGCGACAGGAGCTGGAGACGCCGTACCTCCGATAGCTACAGCTACCGTCTGGTACCTCCCAGACGAATCCGCAGAGCCGTCCTCGACCTTGACGCCGATCAAGTCAATCCGGTCATACGACGGGTGCTTAGCGGCGAGTGTTACGGTATTACTGGAGCTAGAAGAGACCCAATAAGAGCCGTTAGTACTTTGCGCCGGTGTGACCACACCGCACCCAGATGACACCAACACGTTAGACCCAGACGCTGACACCGAGAATCCGGAGATAACACCGGCACGGCATGCATTCGTGTGGGTATCGTGTGTCATTGTCGAGCCCACAGCTGCCCGGCGGAAGTCGGCGGGCTGGATCGGGATATTATTCCCGATAGGAACAACAGGATCAAAAGCCATTACATGATCTCCTTAACAGTTACAATTGCCTTGCTGACCTGATTATACTCGGATGCGCTATATCTAATAGTCCAATACCCATCGCTCAGGCTTTCCGGCCATTCACGAATAGACGGAATAGCTGGGGACGACCCGCCCAGCAACGCAGACCTCCTAAGAGGGTCTACCACGAGGGTCTCACCATACCCGAGGGTAAGACCGTCCCACGTAAGCACGTACCCATCCTGTCCTTGAGTGATGAGAATGGACGGTGACGTTACGAGGCCTTTGATCTCGATCATAAGTCGAGCCGCGTGCGGGATGTATACAGTTACCTCGCCAGTGGTGGTTGTAGTACCCCATTTAATCGGGAACGTCCACGGGAATACGAGGCCACCGGACACCTTGTGAAGGCCGAGTTCGTATGTCTTCTGGCCTGAACTATCTAGGCTTCCATCAGGCCCCTGCCCACCCCTAAACCACACTGGATCAGGGGCGGTCACCTGCGTGGCCCACTGGAAGACCTTTGCTTCGTTGAGCCACTTTACTGTGAGCTCACCGCTGCGGATGATCTGCATAGACTGCCAGCCAGCAGCAGTAAGCACAGACACCCAGAAAAGCCCGTCCCTTAAGCTCTTCCTGAGGAGCTTAAGTGCGGCTTGAGCGTCATCTGCGGTCTCCCCAATATATGTGCCTGACAAGGCACCTGACATAGCCCCGCTATACGGATTAGTGATCCATATCCCGTCCATCTGAGTGCGCTGCCCGGACTGGTATACGGACGCCGGTAGTCCCCACAGGCCTACCTCAGAAGTCACCCACTTATCGAGGTCATTTACATCAAGACCGCGTACTACCACATTCCTCAAGCGAGCCTCCTAAGAGCCTGGGACACAGCCACAGCTGTGCTATATGGATCAACATTGTACGTGCTTATGTTGATACTACCACTATTAGACCTGTAGTCATTTATTGTGGCTCCAGCGCTGTCTGGGATAATGTCTCGCGCGACTTGGGCCACACCTTTAGCCTTTGACTCCAAGTAACCCTGCTGACCAGCGATAGAGTCGGCGAAGTCGGTGACGATAGCCTCACCGGAGTATGTCACATACCCCCTACCAGAGAACGGGCCCCACTTAGCGGGGGAGAACGGCCACAGTCCGCGAAGGCTATTCATGCCGTCACGGACCCAACCAGTGAGCTGGTCCCACTTCTCCCTAATACCTTTCAGGAAGCCGTCAACAAGAGCCCTACCAGAGTTAATAAGTTGACTGCCAATGTCGCCAATAGACGTTGTGATCTTGTTAGGGATGTCCTCGACGAATGAGGTCACATCATTCCACCCACTTGTGATCCCCTCGAGGAACCCATTAGCACCGCCAAGCGCACTCATTAGAAGGTCTTGCCCGAGAGAGGCCAGGGCGTTTACTACCTTACCCGGGAACTCCGCAATCCACTTTAGAGCGTCATTCAGAACACCCTGAGCAGCTTCGAGGAAACCGTTGAACCACTCAGCGGCTAGCTTTGGCAGCTCAGCAAGGCCGCCCAGCAGTTTCATAGCCTCTTCAGGGAAGGAGTCAAGGAACTCCTTAAGCCCACCGAGAGGGGCCACGGCGGCATCCACCCACTCTTTAGCCCATTCGAAGGATAGGATGTCGCTGACGAACTGTGTGACACTATTGATAATGCCGCCGAAGAACTCACCTACCCACGCCCAGAACGCGTTCCAGGCGTCTACTACGGCCTGCCAGCATCCAGCCAGGAACGCGACGCAGGCGGACCATACGCCGTTAACCCACTGAACAACTGCATCCCAGTTAGTGATGAGTAGGTAGAGCGCAGTAACAAGCAAGCCAATACCGGCCACAACCCATGTGATTGGGTTGGCCAGCATGGCAGCAGTTGCACCCCAGATAGCGGCAGTAACACTATATATACCGACCAGTACCAGTCCAGCGAGCATAGCCCCTAGGACATTGAACACCCATGTATTCTCCCGAACCCAGTTACAGAGCTCCTGGAACTTCGGGATAAGCTCTGCAACGGTGTCCCCGAGCCACGTGAAAACCTCCGACCCAAGTGGCTCTAGAGCCTCCAACGCCCGGTTCTTAAGTAGGGTCCACTGCTCGGAGAAGTCCATCGTCTCCTCGGCCAGCCCAAGGATAGAGTCGTCAGTAGCGCCGATAGAGGCCATCATATCTCCGGCCGAGAGCTGTCCAGACTTCATAGCCTCAACGAATTGCTGAGCCCCGCGCGTCCCGAAGATCTTGGATGCCAGCTCGAGAGCAGCAGCCTCATTACCTTTTTCGAGGAAGCCCTGAATCTCCCCAGTAACCCTCTTGAACGCGGCCTTTGGCTCCTCGCCCTTCTTAGCCAGAGTAACAAGGCCCTTGCCGAGAGACGCCATAACAGCTGTGGAGTTCAGGCCGGCCTTATCGAAAGCACCGACCATGGCAATCGTGTCCTCGAAACTGAACCCGAGAGTCTTCATCGAGGGGGCAGCTTGCTGAGCCGCGGATGCCAGCTCGTTCATACCCACACCTGTGGCCTGCGACACCCTAAACAGGTTATCCATAGCGTCGATAACCTGCTCACCTTGAATGCCGAAAGCCGAGAACGCGGCTGTGGTCTTCTGGATGTTAACATCCTGACCGAGCATACGTCCGGCCTCAAGGTACTGTGAAGCAACCTTCTCTAGGGTGTCCCCAGACAGCCCGAGCCTGGTGTTAAGATCTGCCACCACAGAGCCGATCTTGGAGTACTCCACAGGGACAGAGCGGCCAATCCTCTTGGAGATATCCACCATCCCCTGCAGAGCTTCTCCGGACGCTCCTGTGCCAACCCGGATGGTGTCATTGACGTCGTCAAAAACGGCGCCAACCTCATATAGCCCCTTGCCTAGGCCGGTCAGTAGGCCCCCAGCGAGGACTGGAGCAGCCCAACCCTTCAGCCCTTCAGCGAGCTTCTCCGAGAGCTTTTTACCGCCTTCAGAACCGGCCTTATCAGACGCGCCAGTAACAGCATCAGTAACCTCATCGATTATCTTCTTCTCTGACCCCTGCATGGAGGGGACGAGCTGAAAATACCCGGTTGCAAGTTCTACACTACCCATTAGTCCACCACTCGTCGAAAGCCTCTGGAGCTATGGGCTCAGCCCCGAAGCGCTTAACGCTCTCATCCTTCTCACCAGGTCTAGGCATCGGCTTAGGTTTGGGTGAGTTCTTATTACCTCCACGCTGCCAGTTTCCCGCATTGAGGAGGTCAATAACATTAGCCATCATATAGTCGGCCACGCCCCACGGGGCTCCGAGGGCGGCCGCCAAGTGAGACCCGGGATCGGCTGTGTATATTACGGCTTTGAGGTCGGACCACGTAAAGCGCTCCGACCCCAAATCCCTAATCCTAAGGCCCCTGCGAATAAGCTCACCCTCCACAGCCGTGTAGTGAGCCATCACGATAGCCAGGAGCCCTATTATTCCCCCGCTGTAACCCCAGAATGGTCAGCCCAAGCCTTCATCAACTCCCCAGCCTGAGCTTCATCAATCTTATCGAGAATCCCTGGACAGTACCGGTCGAGCAGCTTAACCTGAGCCTCAGCAGCAGCGGCCACATCCTCGGGACGAGGTTCACGCTTCCGCTTCTGGGCCTCAGCCAGAGGCCTAGCCGCCTCCGAGAGCCCCATGCGGACACCGATAGGCAGCCTATTGAGGTTAGGCACCTCGTAAATCTTCTTCTCTCCCGGGAGCTTGAACCTAAACTTCTCGCTCTGGGTGACGTCAGAGGAACTAAGTTCGAAAACATCGCTCATGCCGACACCACGCCATCATCGAGGAAGATGTAGATGGAGTTACCGCTTTTATCCGGGTAGCAGGACAGGGTAACAGGCCATTTAATGGCATCGGTTGCGCTGAAGGTGATGGTGTCAGTCGAAGTGACCTGTCCATCCGGAACGAAGATTAGGATCTTCGCGTTACCGTCCTTCATCTTGAAATACCAGCTCTTGTGGGGGAGCTCGTCAGCCTTAATCTTGACAGTAGTGCGAGTACCCGTAGACGAGGTCGCCGCAGTGACTGTGACATTAGACTCACCAGCAAAGTTCTTCAGAGACTGCGCATTAGTCTCGAGCTGAGTCCATTTCAACTCGCCCGAGAAGGTCTCGAGGATCTTCTTGACGACAGTCCCGGACCAGTCCTTGATGTCATTGGTCGAGCGGTCCACAGTCAGCTCGAGGCCGTCTTCGGACACATACCCCGCGTCCACAGCCTCGGTCGGGATAGTGTCCCCAGCGTGGCTCGGCGTCGTCTGCTGAAGCTTCGGTGACGCCAAAATAGCGCCAGTCACGGCCTGGTCAGGCCGGCCGGCGAAAATGTTCAGGTTGTTAACAGCCATTTTCTACCTTCCTAAATAGTAATGCCGGCCACATGCAGCCGAATAGCGAAAGAGTACCTAGATACCCCAGTCTGCGGGTCAGGGTCCGGGTATGGGGCCACGACAACCCTGCAGTTATGGCAGGGGTATTTTCCAACCCACCCATCTAGTGGGAGCTGCTCAAGCAGCTGGAGTACGCGTTCAGCAAGCCTGAATGCTCCCATATCGTCCTGCGGAGTAGTACCCCAGCATGAAATAGATATCTGATGAACTGAGCGACGAGGGTCGAGAATCTCACCACCTGTGGAGCGAACCACAACCAAGGGCGACTTTCCAATCCTGTCGGCTTTGCCTGCAGCCCGGATGCCGTCCTTGGAGTTCAAAAACCGGATGACCGCCGTCTCAACATCGGGGCGAATCGACACGCTCAAGACAGACTCCCAAAAGCCGCAGTAAGGACCTTATCTTCTGCCTCCATTATATGCCCTTTTTTGGTCTTAGCCCTAACTGTAACCCTAGACCTATGCGCTCCATCGTATTCGGAGTATTCAAAGTCATCCTCTCCAGCCTGAGCGACCATCTGCTCACCCCAAGATCGGAGTTTGTCTTTAACTTCCGGGCTTTTACGCATAGCGTTGAAAGCCTCGTAGTTGAACACCAGCTTAGTAAGTGCCACAGCCATATCAATCCGCCCCTACCAAGAACACGTGTGTATGGTCCAAAATCGAACCCGTATCCCACACCTGTGGATGAGAGTCAACCCTATATTTCGGGATGTCTTCATCAGTCCACACGGCGTCAAACCTGCCTGCATACCGAGAAACGACATCGGCGGTTAGCACGACTACATAGTCCCACCGGAAAATGGACGTCCCGGCCGGCATCCACGCTGTGTAAGCCACTTTACCGTCACCCTGGTATGACCCCTCCAGGCCGTCCATCAAACCTGGCTGGACTGAACAACCCGTAACAATGCCCCGAGTAGTCACCCGGCCATACTCCCACTCGCCGCGGTCGTTCATCTTGCGTTCCGGCACCCCGATGATGACCGTGTTAGTCATCATCCTGACAATACTCATGGCCGCCCACTCAGGGTATAGGGGTCCAGCACGCGGCGAACCCCGGAGCTGACATCCAGCTGGCCCCCAGCAGTCCCGTATGAGGCTGAGATCGACCCAACAGCCTCTTGGGTACGACCGAGAGGACTCGCCCACGACGCCAGCACCACAGACATGACAGCGCTTGCTACAGCCCCGGGGACCTCGTCATAGCCGTGCGTCATCGTGACCTGGACCCCGCCAAGACGGCACGGAAGTTCCTCCTTAACCTCTACCATCCCTCGTGGCGACCACCCATCAATAGCCAGCTCACGGCCGTCTACGGCCACCGTAGGGCGGCTTACCAGACGCAGAGTCGGGAGAACCAGAAGGCGCCCTCCACGCGTATCCATGATCACCGTGTGAGTCTCTACCCCAGCAATATGCCACCCACACACATCCCGCACCGTGTCCGAGGCACGCTCGATCCAGCCCTGGAGGCCGGGGCTGGATGCAGGAACCCGGCCCAGACTAGCTTCTGCCAGCTGGGCCGGGGTGACAAGCGCGTTACTTGGCACTCGACTTGACGCCCTTCACATAATCATCATCATCATCATCTGCTGCGTGCTGGGGGGCGACCCCGAGACGAGCAGCGTCCTCGTCTGACAGCTGGATCATCACCGGGCCACCGTGCAGCAGGATCTCATAGATATCCATCAGGACTCACTTCAACAGGTCGATGCTCGCGAAAGCCATGGGCTGACGAACGGCCAGAAGCTCGCGGATCTCGAGACGGGTGGTCACAACATCCTTGACGAAGTTGTCAGCGTGGCTCGTGGTGGTCTCCACGCGCACACCTCCGCGGCGGTACAGGGTAGCAGCGCTCTTGAAGGCGCCAACCAGAGCATTTTCAGCCTTAATCGACGGAGTAACCACAGTGGTCAGGCCCCACAGGTTCGGGTACAGCATAAGCCCTTCCTGGCCGTACGGGCCAGAGAACATACCGCCACCGTAGTACTGGCCAGCCTGGTCTTTAGCCAGACGAATCTTCTCATATGTAGCCGGGTTAAGCACAACCGCGTCCGCGGTGTAACCGGTGTTACGGCCGATAGCAGAGATGGCCTTGAAGATCGCGTCGGCCTCGGTGTCGGTGCCCTTGGAGACAGACTGAACACCAGAGGTGTTAAAAACACCCCGAATATCAGCTCCAGTACCAGTGCCATACAGCAGACCGTACTCCTCAGCCAGCTGAAGCTGGTAGACGCCGCGGCCGTTGATCTCGGAGACCAGGAAGGCGAAGTCCTCGAGCATCTCATCCGAGTACTGCACGAACCCGCAGATCTTCTTGTACGGCGAGGTAACAACAGTCGGGTCACCGATATGGAACTGAGGCTTCTCCTCAACCTCACCCTTGAACGAGACGTCGCCCTCCAGCGAGCCCTCGACCAGCCACGAAACGGCAGCGGTATCAGTGGTGCCCTGAGAGAACAGGTCAGCAACCTGGAGGCGGCGTCGGGTCGTGACCAGACCAGGAACGAACTCGGTCGACCACGCGAGCGCCCCTTCGGGGTTCTTCTGGACATCAGAGTTGGCCTTGGTGCCAAGCCACTCGGGGGCCACAACACTGGAACCGCGAGTTCCCCTGAGGCCTTTGATGTGCTGCCCAACAGCCTTCACGACGAAGTCGCCAAGAGTCTTAGCCTCGAGGTTATCCGAAGCCTTCTCCTCGACGACATCCATGCCCTTGATCGAATCCATGATGCTCTTCGATTCCACAAGGCTATTCAGAGCTTCACGGGACGCAGCCAACTCAGCAGCCAGCCCCTTAACCTCAACCACACGGTCACCAAAGCCGCCATTTTCGGCAGCCTCAGCAGCAGCCTTTTCAAGCTTCTCATTCAAGCCCTTGATATGGGCCTGCAGCGCACTAATGTTCACTGATCCTCCTTCACGCCCAACAGGGCCATAATCTCACCCACAGGTACTCCCGTGGACTTCTCCTCAACCTTTTCGGGCTCCTCATCGCCATACGCGTCCAGAAGCTCACCAAGGGCCTCATAGGCCCTTCTAATCAAATCCATGTTCTTAGCCGAGATAGCTCGACCAGCCTTCACTTCGGTAATCAGTGCCTCCCGATTTGCTGGGATTGGGACGACAGAGATCTCGTACAGCTCGAGCTCCCTAAGTTCGTACCCATCTTCGGTGTTAGAGGCAGAGACGACGCTGTACCCGAAGCTAAGCGAGTCAAGCCTGCCATCCTTCAGCTGCTCGTACACCACACGTCCGTAGGTCTCCCCGGAGAGGTCAAGCTTTGCCCTAAAGAAGAGGCCATGCTCGTCCTCACGAAGCTCGATGACTCGCCCGATATTGGCCTTAGGGTCCTCCATGTTATGGCCGTAGAAGACCGGAATCACCTTCCCAGTCTCGAGCATCTTGGCCAGGAACTTAGCAAAAGCGCCTTTAACGACAATGTCACCATAGGAGTCGACATTGCCGAACACCGAGGCATAACCACTGATCACGCCCTCTTCAGTGTCAGATGCCTTTACCTTTACATCAAAAGCTTTAAGTTTCATTTCCAGTTCACCACCAGTTCACATCGGCAATTTGCAACCTCAGCGGGATCGCCAGAAGAGGAGTCACCCGGCCATCTGAGTCCGTTAGAGAACTCTTCATCAATACCCACAGTCTCGCCGTTAATGGCGGCGTGCTCGGACCGGGGATTACCACTAGTAGTTACCCACGTCTTAGTAGCTGCGCCGTTTTGACGGCCAGCCTCCAGACGGCCCCACGAGTAGTCCCACAGGGCAAGGCCAAGACCGAACACCTTAGCGGCCTCGTCCCCATGGTCGGGAGAGTCCTCCCAAGCCTTCTCCACGCCATCAGCGCGGGCCTCGAGATAATCCTCAGTGCGATCGATGTCATAATCACCGGAGCCGTGCTCACGCACCGCACTGCGACCTGCTCTGGCTGTAGCACTCATGCTGATAGCCTTCAGCTTCTTAGCCCTACCGGCGTCTTTAGAGCCGCCCGAGAGCACGCCCATATACTCTCGGGCGACCCCAGCAACCCAGTCAGGGAGAGCCCTCCCCGACTTCGACCGTACCCCGGAGCCGGAGGGTACGGAGTCCTGCGGGCTAGCCTGGCCGCCTACCAGCACGTTGAGCGGGGTGACAATCTCGTCGCCGCCGTCCACAGCCTTGAGATTCAGGCGTGCCCTAGCCTCGTTGGCACTCATGTATGGGCGCCCAACGGAGGACTGCAAGAACTGGGCCTGAGCCTCAAAGTCACCCTGAAGCTTCTCGGCAACGTTGAATTCCAGATAGATGCCTTCCCCGGCCCCCATTATCGGCAGGAGCCAAGCATTAAATGCCGACTCAAGCTGGGCGATAATTGGGCCGAGGGTGTCGCCATAAAGCATCTTCCGGAATTCACGCACGTTCGAGTAGTTAGCGTTGTCCAGCACCCCAACCATGGTCGGGTTAATATGGAAAACGCTGGCCACAGTGGTGAAGGACAGCTTTAGACCCTCGATGTACTGCTGCTCGTTAGCGGTGAAGTCGACCCTCTTAAGGGTCATCCCATCTTCAAGAATGGGCGTCCCGCCAGCCCGCTCCCCGTTACCAGTGTATTTGGCGTACCAGTCATCGCGGAAAGTCTCACGGGCTGCGTCAGACCACCTAGGAGCTCCGCTCGGCCGCTCCAAGACAGACGACACACGGCCTCCTCGGGCCCACAGCTGCCGCCTGTACTTCATGGCCTGAATCTGCTCTGCCAGAACGTCTTTAAGGGCATCAACAGCTGGGCTAACGCCGGTCACGCTGGAAGGGCTATACCCTTCAATGGCCACGATCTTTTCACGAGGGACAGTAGTCCCAGCGCCGCTACCCCAGCCGATCTTGTACTCGGTAATCCCGAGCGCGTCCTTCTTGCTAGGCGTGACCCAGACCGGAGGTACCCGATATACTTCCCATCCGTGCGGGCCTTCATACGGAAGCATGAAAGCGCGATCGTAGAGGGCCAAGTCCACAACAACGCCGAAGATCATGTCGTACATTGTCATTGTCGGGTTGGCCCGCTTGCCGCTTAGCCACTCCCCGGCAGGGGATGTGGTGTCTCGCTCCCGGTCCGTAGAATTCACCCTTTTGTAAGCATGCAGCCCGAGATGCGCGATGTTCCGACCGAGGAACGAGACAACAGTTCGAAGGTGCGGCTGTGTCTTGTACATCTGAGACGCGCTCATGCCATTAACGGCACGAAGCGCCTCGTCAAGATCATACGCAATGCCGCCGATGTAAACAGGTGCAGAAGACCCACCAAACCGCTTACGCAGCTTGTCCAAGAGTCCCACTAGATGGCCTCCACTCCACCTGTTTCATACGAAGAACTAAGTTCATTATACATCATTTGGACGTAAATGGAAGTAACGAGCGCACTTACGCCATCAATCTTTCCACGGGACCTGACCTTGTCAGGCTTAATATTGCCTGATGCATCCACGTGTGGGACCAAGCACGATACCATCCACCTCAGTACAGGGTCTCCGCGATGGTCAATAAGCGGTGGGTTCGACAGCACCCTACGTTTAAGCTCCTTGGTCGGAGACGACAATGTCGCAGCTCCCTGGCGGACTTTCTCCATCGTGAGCCCATCCTCAGTCAACTGGTTCGTCAAGTGGGTGCTGTTCCAAGGATCAAAGCCCATGCTTTTGATATTGTATTTGTCAAGGTCGTCATTAATATGCTTACGGATAAAGTCATAGTCAGTGACGTTACCGGGTGTTACCGTTATCCAGCCCTGACGTACCCAATCCGTAGCTGCCAGCTCGGTCATGTGGTCTAGGCGGTCCAGAGCAGCCTCAGGGAGCCAGTAATGGCCCCACACGCGGCTTGTGCCATCTTCCATAGGACATGTGTACATCAGGGCGCAGAGGTCCGATACGGCAGCCAAGTCCATGCCGCCGTAGACAACCGACCCGACCATGTCATCCGGCACCCAGTCACCCTTACCAGCGCACTTATCCCAATCTTTGATGTTGATGAAAGCCTCTTTTTGGTTGGCCCTAATGCCGAGATGAAGTCGCTTGAAGGTGGCCCTGTCAGCCGAGTTGGCTCGTGCTTTATCGGCCTGTGCCCGCATAAAGTCCGGACTTGGAGTCTCTGGGTAGAGGGGGTTAGCTGCATCCCACACAGCCTCATCGTAGATGTCCGCGTCGTCAGGTGCTGCCCACACCGCCCCATACATCCTTGGAGCCTTGAAATCGCCCCGTGCGACCCCCTCAATCATCGACCTACGCTTGTCGTACGGGGTGTGAATACGACCCTCGTCGGCCGTTGTAATGATCATAGAGAGCGGCTGCAGACGGGCACCAGAGCCCGACTCGAGGGCTTCTAGGAGCACACCGTCCTTGTGGACGTGAAGCTCGTCGCAGATAGACGCGTGCGGGTTAGTGCCGTGAGCTAGCTCGCCTCGGGATGATACCACCTTGATAACGGACGATGTCTTAGACTGCCGGATCTCGTTAGTTACGGTCTTGACACCCGCTTTCCGGAGCAGTGGCGAGTACGTCGCCAGGTCATGAAGCGGTTGAAAGCAGGCCTTAGCCTGGTCCCTGGAGGCAGCTCCGATGATGACTTCGGCGCCACCCTCGCCATCCCCGAAAGCCATCGTCATGGCGATAGCACTGGCTAGTGTAGACTTCGCACCTTTACGCGGCATCTCGATGAAGACCTCACGTCGTAGACGTATCCAGCGCTTGGCGAGCTCGCTCCACACCTGCCAGCCGAACAACGGCGCGATGATGTACGCAATCTGGGTAGCTGCAAGCTCCAGGGGTTTACCAGCCCACCTACCTTTAGTGTGCTTGAGGCACCCGATCGTCTTAACAACCCTATCCACAGCTTCAGGATTGAATCTGATGGGTTGTCCATCCACCTCCTCAGGCGGGTTCGGAGTACGCCAAAGGGGCGGCTTAGGCCGCCCCTTAATCCCTCGAGAGTCGAGATACCACTGGATCTCCTCCTCGAGAGGCGATGCGAAGTACTTATCAGACAAACGGGTTGAACTCTTCTGAGTCGCTTCGCTTACCTTGCCTAGACTTAGGTGTCAATCTCAGCTCCTTCATGATCGACATAGCCGCACCTGAATGAAACCTCATTGTACTCTCTGCCGGACTCTTTGCCAAGCGGTTGTGACCGCCATCATGAACCGACACAGCACCGGCCTCAATCATCTCATTGCTGGCCATCCGGACAACATGTAGATGTCGAATAAGCATTTCAAGCGCCCATGAGTCGGCAAGTGTCAAGTTGCCAAGACTCTCCTCGGACAGAGTATGCATAAACTGTCGCCAAAGGTCGGAGAGTACCGGACTTGCCTTAACCATTGCAGGCATTTCAGGTCCGGGAGTGTCAATTTCTTTACCAGAAATGTCGAATTCTGTCAATTCACTATCATCGATTATGCGCATTTAAAGGCCCTCTTTCGCTCACATAAACGGATTTTTACATGTATCAAACACAACATTGCCCCGGTTCAGTTTTTATTTTTAATTCTCGCGATTTTTACGCCCTACCCTGGTGGCATATGTTTTCCTTTTGTGGCATTTCTTACAAAGTGTCTGTATTTCTGTAATGTCTAACAAATTCTCTAATGTTTTTAGCGCTTCTTTTCCCTTAATGTGATCGACCTCTTCGCCTGCACACCCGCATATAGCACACAACGGGTGCTCAGCTATCCATCCATCCCTAACCTTCTTCCACATCCTTCGCCACTCCCCGGGGACAGAAGCCCATGGGGATGTACCCCAACCCCGGTACTTACGCCGGGTCTCCCCGGCCTCGCACATACATGCCTCCACGCCGCTCCCCGAGGGGAGGAGGGAGTGGCAGTGGGGGCATCGGGAAGGGGGGGTCATCGGCATTGGGGGGTCTCCAGCCAGGGCAGGGGGTCCTGCACAGCACCCCCCGGGAACTCGAGGCGGTGGGGTTCATCCGCAGGGGCGGCCACACTGTCCACCCAGTCGCTCAGCTTGTCCATGTCATATGTCCTATCCACTTCTCCGCCACTATCAAATGCGATCATAACACTCACGCAGTCCATATCCGTAAACCAAAAGTCCATACCCCTATACATTGTGGCCATGGCAGCATTAACATAAGTGCTTGGGTCATACTGACCGTACAAAACAAACTTCATGGAAGCTGCCCCAGTGACTCATTGGCAGCCTTGACAGCCTCTTCGACCGCCGCACCCGTATCCATTTCAGCGTTCACCTTTGAAACCCACTTGATACATGCGTCACTCATAGAGTGATACAGGTGTTCATTGTCAAACAACACCCGGATCTCGTCGACAGTTTCAGGTGAGAAGTTCGGCACGGTCTTTACTGTATGCCTGTCTGTTATGACATACGGCCTACCATCAAGCCCGTACTCGATGCTAGGCATGTAGGTTTCTGCCTTACCGCTGCCATCAGCGTACATACTGATAAGGTAAACGATCTGCTTACCCCTAAAGACGGCCAAGACCGGGGTGTCAAAGCCCGCCATATGGATACTGGTAGTATACACATCGGTATCCCCGTACCAAGGGAATATCTCATGGGCCGCACGCTCGAGCTTTTCGACGGCCTCTTCAACCTCATGTGACTTCACGACAAAGCCTCCTTGACACTGCGCTTAGTACCAGGGCCCCATTGGGTCACTCGAAGCTTCTGCACACCATCGACCACAACATCCATGGTAGGGACGCTCTGAATACCATCAGTGAACCCATCACTAAGGTCAACCTTAGTGAGTTTCACGTCCCATTCTACCGCCCACGCCAAAACCTTTGGCCAATACATCTTACACGGGGTGCACCAATCAGCCCAATAATATACAAACTCTATCATATCAACCCCTTGTCGTATGCATCCATTTTAATACCCCTCAATCTTGCCACAAGATCCTCATAGCTGTCCCACATAAGATCGCTCTCGACTTCATGGCCGAGGATTAGTACAGATACTCTCAGCTCATAACCATACATCCAGACTACTCCACACCCTAAAACATCGGCGGCCGCCCAAAGTTCGTCGGGTATGCCACCTCTAACTAATATCAACATCCTGACTCCATAGCGTTAATCCTCTGAATTGAGCACGCCCCAACCATAGCTGACCCGAGCCAGCAGTTCCAAATACACGACATAATTGAACAACTCAGACTGCTCACTTCCCGCGGCCGGAGTCCTTCGAGGGGCTCACCGCGCGTCAGCGCGGTGATGCCCATTGGAG